TGCCATACACGTATGGTTGTGGTAAAGTCGCAGTTGTTGTTGAGGACTGTGTAAGCGCAGCCGTTGTTGGTTACGGCTCCTTTGTCGGGGTTGCGCTTCTTGGGACATCTCTACAAGAGGCGCATAAAGGGTATCTTGCACAGTTCTCAACAGCGATTATAGCATTAGACCCCGATGCATTACCGAAGACGCTACAGATGGCGAAGGAATTACGGGGACACGTCAACGATGTTCGTGTACTCAAGCTGAAAGATGACTTGAAATATCGTAACCCGACAGATATGGAGAATTTATATGGAATTATCACTGATTAGAAGTTTGATGGACAAGGAGTTCTACGAAGATCATCGTGGCGCACGTTGTCCTGACCGTTTGTTTAGCAAAGACGTGCGCAAGATTAATCAGGCTATTGATACAGCTATGGATCGTTATGAACGTACTGTAACACCCGATGAGATTGAGGCATTGTTTATGTCAAACAACCCAACTATCACTACTGCGCAGAAGCAGGCATACTCTGCTTTGTTTCACAAGATTAAGGCAGAACAACCTATGGGCAGTGACATAGCGCAAGAGGTGCTGTCTAAACTGTTTCAACAGGTGGTTGGTGAAGACATTGCCAATCTAGGATTCGACTACGTTAACGGTGACAAATCTAGCCTTGAGCCGCTACGTATGTTGCTTGAGCAGTATGGAGATGACTTCACACCCGATCTAAACATTGAGTGGGATGACATTGACATGGACACATTGCTGCTACGTAATGACCTTGAAGCACGATGGACATTCAATATCCCTAGCCTTACACGTAAGGTTGAGGGGGTAAACGCAGGACACCTGATTGAGATTGGTGCAAGACCTAATACCGGCAAAACATCCTTCCACGCCAGCTTGATCGCAAGTCCGGGCGGCTTTGCACAACAAGGTGCTAGCTGCATTGTGTTATGTAACGAAGAAGGCTACCATCGTGTAGGTGCTAGATACCTTACTGCTGCCACAGGCATGACTATGCAGGAGATTAAGAAGAACCCTGCCAAGGCTCGTGAATTGTATGAGCCTGTAAAGAACCGCATCAAGATCAAGGATGCTACAGGTAGGGACATGAATTGGGTGGAGTCTGTATGCAAGTCTTACAAGCCAGACATCGTTCTTCTTGATATGGGTGATAAGTTCGCTAAAGGTGGATTTGCCAGACAGGATGAATCACTCAAGGCTAATGCCGTACACGCTAGGCAGATTGCCAAGCAATATGAGTGTGCTGTATTCTACATGTCTCAGCTATCTGCAGATGCAGAAGGCAAGGTTCTTTTGAACCAGTCAATGATGGAAGGCTCACGTACAGGTAAGGCCGCTGAAGCTGACCTGATGGTCTTGATTGCTAAGAACCCGCCAGTAGACAACCAAGACGAAGAAGACACACAACGTCACCTCAACGTGGTAAAAAATAAGTTGACAGGTTGGCATGGCGTGGTACACTGTGAACTTGAGTATAGAACAGCGAGGTACACGGGATGAAATTAACACTTGATGTAGAGAACACAACAACAACAAGGGATGGTAAGTTACACCTTGATCCCTTTGAATCAGAGAACTCACTTACACTCGTGGGTATGCTGAATGACCAAGGGGTTGAACGTATCATTACCTTTGACCACAGTGAAGTTGATGCCACACCAGATGGACACGCTATCGTGCAGCAGTGGCTTGATGACACTACGGTGCTTATCTGTCATAACGCAGCTTATGATTTGCTCTGGCTTTGGGAGTCAGGCTTTACATACAATGGTACTGTGTTTGACACAATGCTTGCTGAGTATGTGTTGCAGCGGGGGAACAAAGAACCTCTGTCTCTTGAGGCATGTGCGGAACGCTACGAGTTGGAAACTAAGAAGCAGGACACGCTAAAAGAATACTTTAGGAAGGGGTATAGCACACGTGACATACCACATGATGAGTTGTGCGAGTACTTGTCTGCTGACCTTAACGCTACACAACAGCTATGTGACAAACTAATGTATCGCTTGAATACGCCTAAAGATAGTGGCTTACGTGGCACAGTCGATCTCACTAATCAGGTATGTGTTACACTTGCACGTATCTACCAGCGTGGATTTGCTGTTGATATGTCTAAGTTAGATGAGGTGAAAACAGAGTTTGAGCAAGAGCGTGAGGATTTAGAGAGAGCGTTGCAGTCACATGTGCGTCACGTAATGGGTGACACGCCTATCAATCTTAACAGTCCAGAACAATTAGGCTGGGTTATTTATGGTAGGAAAGTCATTGATAAAACAGATTGGGCTAGTAAGATAGACCCCTACATGGATGACGTGTCGTTTCGCAGTATGGTTTCTTACGGCACAGAACGTCTGTATAAAACTGTAGCACAACAGTGCCACACCTGCGGGGGTACAGGTTACGTCCGTAAGACAAAGAAGAACGGTGAGCCTTTTGCTAAACCCAGCAGATGCGCTGAATGTAATACAGAAGGGTTTCTGTTTATACCATCAGACACTTTGGCAGGTTTCAAGTTCAAGCCACCATCATCTAAGTGGTTGAGTGCAAACGGTTTTAGCACTAGTAAGCAGAACCTTGAACTACTAGAAGCAGGGGCTAAGAGCAAAGGTATGGATGATGCAGTTGACTTCTTGTACAAGGTACGCAGGCTTAGTGCAGTTGACACATACCTGTCCTCTTTTGTTGAGGGTATACGTAACTACACTAAGCAGGATGGTAAGCTGCATGTTAGCTTACTACAGCATCGCACCTCTACTGGTCGCTTTAGTGGTGCTAATCCTAACATGCAGAACATGCCACGTGGCGGCACGTTTCCTGTTAAGAAAGTATTTGTGTCACGATTCGATGGTGGCAAGGTAATGGAAGCTGACTTCGCGCAGCTTGAGTTCCGCGCCGCTGCATTTTTATCACAAGATGAGGTAGCAATTGAGGAAGTATCTACTGGGTTTGATGTACACTCATATACCGCTAAAGTTATTACCGATGCTGGTCAACCTACGTCTCGCCAAGATGCGAAGGCTCACACGTTTGCACCACTCTACGGTGCAACAGGATTCGGTAGAACCAAAGCAGAAGC